ACAATGATAAAAGAAAAAGATAGAAATGAACAATGGCAAGAAAATCTAATTGACTGGATCACATTTTACAGACGAAATATCCATAGGTTTATACAACATTATTTTTTTGTAGATTTGTTTTGGTATCAAATTATATGGATATATTTTATGAGTAATTGTGAAAATTTTGTTACTATAGCTTCTAGAGCATCAGCAAAATCATGGTTAATTGCTTTATTGGCATATGCTAAAGGAACACTTTACCCTAATTCTGAAATTGTGATTGTAGCTAATTCTATGAAACAAGCAGGTGTTATATTTGGTAAGATGGCAAGATTAAAAGATGATTATCCTAATATAGCAAGAGAAGTTAAAACATTTTCAGATACACAAAATAATTGTAACTGCGTACTACATAACGGTACAACAATAAAAGTGGTAGCATGTCAAGAATCTGGACGTGGAGAGAGATCTACTTTTACGATAGGTGAAGAATTTCGGATTATGGATAAGCAAAAATTTGATAGTATTGTAAAACCATTTTCTTATGCTAGACAAACTCCATATTTAAAAGATCCTAAATACTCAAATATAAAAGTTTTAATAGAAGAACCTCGTCAAGTTCTTATATCATCTGCTTATCATAAGGGTTTATGGTGGTATAAAGAAACTATAGATACAATTAAAATGATGTTAGCAGGTAAAGATGCATTTGATTATTTAATTGCTATTAAACACAATATTAAAACAAAAAAAGCAATAGCAAGAGATAGAGCAACCATGGATTCAATAACTTTTCTTGAAGAATATGAAAATATACCTTTTGGAGAAAATAGTAATTCATATTTTAAACTTGAAATGTTTAATAAGAATAGAATTATAAAAAAGGCTTTTTATCCTCTAAGAAAAGATTTATTAGATAAAAAGAAAAATCCATATAATATAAAAAGAACAGATGGTGAAATTAGATTAATATCTGTTGATATAGCTACTCGTAAAAATGAAAAAAATGATAATACTATTATTTCATGTATTAGACTATTACCAACGGCAAAAGGATATATGAGAGAGTTTGTTTATAAAGAATCTCATCATGGAGAACATACTGCTTTACAGTCATTAAGAATTAAACAAATATACCATGATTTTGAAGGAGATTATATTGTACTTGATTTGCACAATGTAGGTATAACTATTTTTGAAAGATTAGCAGAAGTTACCAGAGATGAAGAAAGAGGCATTGAATATGATGCTTTTACTGTATTTGAACATAAATCTTTGAGTAAAAAACTAATTGAAGAATTAAAAGAAAAGACTTTATCATTAAATGCAAAACCAATTATTTATCCTGTTGTAGCAGATGCAAAATTTAATAGTGATGTAGCAGTTGATTTTAGGGATAAATTACAAAGAAGTATGTGTAGTTTTCTAGTTGATGGTAGTGAGGGAGAAGTTTATCTAAATAAACATAATAAAGAGTATGCTAATAGTAATGATATTGAATTAACTACATGGTTTAATATGCCATATTTAGAAACAGAATTACTTGTAAATGAAACTATTAATTTAGAATATCATATTTTAAGCGGTAATATTAAATTAGAAACTGTAGGAAATGCCCGAAAAGATCGGTACACGAGTTGCTCATACGGAAATTTCTTTGCTTCATTATTAGAAATTGATTTATTAAAACAAAGTCAAGATTCAGATTATGATTTCGTATTTTCATTTTCATAATAACACAATATTAATATAAATGTCAATAATATTTATTTTCTAAATAAATATTAAATCCATAAAAATCAAACATAGAAAGGAGGATTTAATTGCCAAAAAAACAAAAAGAAGATCCTCAATCTCAACAAATAGAAACAAATAATCAAAACATTCAATTTACTAACACATCTCCCCCACTCTCTAATTCTAATGAAATAGAATTAAATTCATTATCTTATAGTTCTTTTTCATTAGGAAGATTAGATACAGATAATATATCAATGAGTGATTTAAAACAATATGTAAAATATCCTATGATATATAATGAAATTTTAAGGACTATATCTGAACAAGCATATAACTCCTGTGGGATATACAGTCAGGTAATAGATTATTCTGTGTCTATACCAACTTTAGCATATATAACAACTATGAGAAACAATACACCAAAATTAAAAAAGAAAAAGAAAAAATTTAATCTATTATTGAAATTATTAAACCATGATAGATCAACCAGAGATATATTAAGAAATTTATATATCTCTGGTACATATATTGGAATTTTAAGAAATTCTACCGCAAGCAATAAAAATATAGATTTTAGTGCTATGTCTGTAGAATCAATTGATAGAATTGAAGGATTATCTTTAGATGATAATTTTATGATACAACCTTTAGATTTAGATTATTGTAAGATTATTGGATTTCAAAACAATGCTTCAATTGCAGTTTTCGATATGATGTATTTTGATCAATTTAAATATGGTGGTTTAGTTAATGAGATTAAAAATTATCCCAAAGAGTTTATAAAAGGATATATGGATTACAAGAAGGATTCTAGTAAAAGATGGTTTATATTAGATTATAGAAAAACAATAACTTTAAAGTTTAGAGCAAGTGAAAATGAATGTTATGGACGACCTTACGGACTGTCTGCGTTTTCAGATATGAAAGCAAGTAGTGATTATGATGATAGTCAATATCAACTAATCACTGAATTAGCAAGTAGTATTTATTATCTTATCTTGCCCAGTGGGGAAAAAACTGGGTCTTGCAGTCTTAATTCAACTCAACAAAAAGAAGTTATCGAAGCATTTAAAGGTGCAGTTAAGATAAATACAAGTGGAGAAAAAAATAAAATATCAACTTTATCTTTAGCACCAGGCACAGAAATTAGTAGATTAAGCAAAGATTCTTCATTAATTAAAGATACCTTAAGCAATGAAAATATTAAAAAAATATCTACAAGTTTAGGATTTGCAAGTTCAGCTTTAAATGCTGAAAGTGGTTCAGGTTCTAGTTATGCAAATTTACAAGTTAATATTGATTTAATTTCATCTCAAGTATTTCAAACAATTAATGAAATAGCTAGAGAATATACTAGAGTTTTAAATGAATTATTGGAAATTCAACCTTTAGATTATATAGACATTAAATACCTTCCTATTTCTTGGTTAAATAAAGATAGTATTTTTGAAAAAGCACAATCTTTGTATACTCAAGGTAAAGGTTCATTAAAATTCTGGATATCTACAATGGGTGTTGATGTAGATGATTACTTAAGTCTAATGGAAGAAGAGTTAGAAGAAGATTTTGAGAACAAATTCCCTATCCATGCTACATCTGCAACTTTTTCAGGAAATGATAATAAAGGTGGAAGACCATTAATGGATGAAAAAGATTTAAGTATTAATGGAAAGGTAACGAGGACAACAAATAGTAATAATCAAGTTAAACCTTCAACTAAATAATATTTTCAAAAGGATAGTATATAAAAAGAAGTCGACAGCTTTTTATGTATGATAAGATAATATTCCTAAATTATCTTCCTTTGTTTCTTTATTTTTAGGTAAATAATTCTAAGGAGGAATTAATGAAAAAATTTACACAAGAAGAAATAGACATTATAAAAGAATATTATCCAACTTTATCAAAAGAAGAATCAAAAGAAACAATGAACATCTTACTACCAAATAGGTCTTATAGTGTAATAATTTCAAAAGCAAAAGAATTAGGTATTAGAAAATCATTTTGGTGGAGCGAAGATGATATTAGTAAATTAAAAGAATTATATCCTATGACAGATAAAGATGAAATTATAAATTATTTTAATGGTAGAACATATAAAGAAATTCAAACAATGGCTAATAGATTAAAATTAAAAAGAGAAATATATTATTGGTCATTAGACGAAGTAGAAATTTTAGAAAAATATTATCCAAATTCAAGTAAAGAAGAATTAGAAAAACTTTTACCAAGATATAAATTCTCTCAAATACAAAGTAAGGCAAATAAATTAAATATAAAGAGAATTTATAAAAAACCTAAGAAAATTAAAATATTAAAAGTTACAATTTGTAAATATTGCGGAAAAGAAAGATTATTAAAAAGTGAATTTAAAAATAGAACAAAAATATGTAAAGAATGTTGGAAAAAATTAAACAATATAGATAGTTATAAAAATAAATATGGTATTGAATTAAATTTTGATAAAATGTATAATACTTATTCATCAATAGACTGGTGGAAATTTACATATTATGGTACACCAAATGGTAATAAAATGAAGCAAGTCCCGTATGAAATATTGTCTAGTAAAACTATGATAAATAGCATATTAAAATATGTGATTATGAATGAGATGTGTTTTGATAATAGAAATAAAATATTAAATATTGTTTTAAATGATTTTAAAAAATATAGGTTAAATGGAATGTTATATAAATTTCATAAATCAATTTATGAATTAATAATATATTTATTTCCAGACTATAATATAAAACAATGGGAATTATCTGCAACTACCGATAATTGTTGGGATATAAAAGAAAATGCAAATGATTATTTAAAATGGTTTATTAAAGAAAAATTAGGTGTAGATAATATTATAGATTTTAAATCAGAAATTCCTAAAATATTTACTATAGGTGAATTAAGAAGAATTAATGAACATATTTTAAACCATATTATACATACTAAAAATTATTATAATTCTTATTATGAATGGTTTAATACTTTATTTCCAGAATTAAAATTATCACCAGATGATTTTAAAGAACATATATCTAAAGATGGTAAAAGACTTAATTCACTTGAAGAATTAAAAGTATACGAAACTATAAAATATGATTTAAAAATAAACATTACTCCTACTTATAGTAAAAACAAACACTATACATATCACAATGAACAAGAAAATGAAAATTATGTACCAGATTTTATTATTAAAAAACTAAAAGATAAAATAATTGTTGTAGAATATTTTGGATTATATAAAGAAAATAATTCTCATAAAATATTTGTTAATTATTTTAATAAAACTAAAAGAAAGGTTACATATTTTCAAAATAATAAAGATATATATTTTATTGGATTATATCCAGATGATTTAAAAAATAATTTTGAAGGAGTGAAAAATAAAATCACTTCTTTTTTAATTTCTGCATAGTAATTCTATTAATTTGAAAGGTGGTGAGAATTTGAATAATTCAATTATAGAAATATCTAAAAAAACATCTAAAGCTGGCAGAACACCAGTCAAACTTATTTTACATTCAATTAATAAGGATGAAAATGATTTTAATGGAAATGGTATTTCATGGATGAGGGATTTTACAGAAATTAATATGCATTCTGTAAATGGTATGCCTATAGTTGCACAATTTATAGATAATGAACATAAAATTCCTTTTGGATCACATGGAAATATGGAAATTATCGAAGAAAATAAAATTATTTTTGAAGATAGTTTAGTTGTTGGTTCTTTTGAAAGTGCAGAAATTATAGAAAATATTGAAGTAAATAATAAAAACATAGATGCATTAGTTGGTACAGGTTATTTGTATGACCAAAGATTTCCAGAACTTGTTGCTTATTTGCAAGAACAATATAATGAAGGAATACCGATTGAAGGATCTGTTGAAATTTGTGCAGATCAGGAAAAAGGTAATAAAAAAATAATATATGATGGAGGGTGGAAAAAACAAGGAAGAAAACCTAAAGAATATCAGTATAGTGGACATGCTTTGGTGATTGGTGAAGTTCCCGCTGATCAGAACGCATTATTATTAGAACTTAATATTAAAAGAAAGGAGGATATTATATTGCCAGTTGATAAAGATAAAAACATTATTGAAATTAATGCCATGAATTATAGTGATATTTCAACTATTATTGAAAATAAGTTTAATAAAAAAATGAATGAAAATGAATCAAATTATTGTTATTATTATGTTTATAAATTTTATCCAACTATATCAAC